TTTAAAAGTTTTGGCATATCTTGATAAAACAACACTTTATTTGGGTCTTTACCTAAAGTCTTGACTTCATAATAAGCGTTGTCAATTATCTTCTTGTGGGCATATACCCACTTGTAAAAAGTTCTGATATTTAAAAAAGGTTCGTCTTTACCAAAACGCACACCCTGTCTGAATGCGTCTTGTACTTGGTTAAAAGTTAAATTACCGAATCTTTTTTCTTTGATTAAGTCTTCAGCAAAGATTGTACTAAGACTAGCCATTGTTTTACCATCTGTTTTATGACCAATTTCAATAGAGGTTTTAGCAACTAGATCATATACTTTTACTTTTAGCTTTTCAATGTCTTCTTGTTTTAATGTTTTCATTTATACCAACTTATTATTTCTTCCGGCAAATTATGATTTTCCCAACATTCTTTTTTAATACTTATAACTTCAAATGTATTTTCTTTAGTGGAATAGTCATAACACCTGTAAACCTCTATGTATTTATTTTTAAATTTTTTCATTAATTCCTTTTCAGTATATTTTTTCATAAATATTCTTTTCCTTTTAAGTATTCATTTAATTGACTGTCTATTTTAGACATAGTTTGTTTTTTGTTTTGCTTTCTTCGTTCCCAAGTTCTGACCGCAGCTCTCCAGTCTTTCATTTTATTTTTACCAATATGCCAATTTTTGGATTCATAAAAATCTATAAAAGCTTCTGCATCTATATTATTTTTTCGTAATATACAATAATTTTTAACTTCATCTAAAATAGGTTTTTTAAAACGATCCTTTTTATTACTATCTGTAAGATTAGTATTATTTATATTTATATTAGTATTATCTGTTAATTTTTCTTTACAGGGGTTGTTAACTAAAGTTATCACCCTAGTTAATATTTCTTTACTACCCTGTTTATATATGTTAACACGCTTAATATGATTGTTGCTTTCTAAAATTTTAAGCCATTTTTGTATTGACACCCTGCTAACTTCATATAGCTTACAAAAATAATCTGTTGACGCAGTACACTTACCATTCATATTACACAAGGCGGTTATTTCTGCATAAAGTAATTTAGCATTTGGCGTTAGCTTTTTACTGTATCTTACATTAGCAGGAATAATTGCATAATAATTTGGCTTATTCATTATATTATTTTAACATTATAGTGATATTTTTCCATTGCAATATTAATATTTTTTAATTCATCCGAAAAATTAAAGAACGATGTATTTATTTTACAAACAGCTTCACCGCTTTTAACTTCGATAATTACATCTGAATGTTCACATTCTTTAACACCATTTTTTAAAAGATGTTTCTTCATTAATTTACCATTAATAAAAATGTCTTTTTCATCATCAATGTTTTTGTATGCTTTAAATACTGTTGAAAAAGTATCTCTGTAAAGACTACAAGATCGATGTAAAAATTTATGTCTATTTTCATAGTGATAAGTGATACTTCTATCTCTATTTAATACTTTGCCAATTATTTTTCTATGAATGTTTTCTTCTGACATACCTATGTATGCGGCTACCGAACGCGCTACCTGTAGTGGTCTTTTACGACTTCTTAACGCCAACGAACCTTTAGGCATATTCAGAACGTTAGTCGTAATATCACAAATGATTTTAAAATTTAGTTCTTCAGTCATCTTAAAAAGGTGTATCGTCAGAAGTCATAAACTCTGATCTGTTATCTGTTGATGTTTCATTTTGATTGACAAATTGCCAACCATCTATATAATTATAGAATTTACCTTTAAATTCTTTGGAATAAACATTACAACTTATAGCCACCATATCACCTACTCTAAGTTTGTTCATTTGTTTTATCTTATCACTTCCAAAGCATTTAATAGCTATGATGTTTTTAAATTTTTTTTCAGTATCTACCAAGATCGTTTGGCTTTCCCAATTTTTGCCTGTCTCAATACTTGTTCCTGCTTCAGCTTGTAACTTCTTAATTAATTTTCCTTTTACTTCCATTATTTCTTTTTCTTTTTATTAGACTTTGTTTTAATTTCTTTAAGGTTTTCAGAATCAACGATGTGTTCGTAACCGTCTTCGTTTTCAACCTTACATTTTTCGATTCCATTTTTTGACCATTTTTTAATCAAGATCAAATCACCTTTTAAAGAGTGATGTGTGTACTTTTTCATATTTAGTTAATTTAGTTAATATTTTATTGTAAATCGTTGTATTCTCTTATTGTAGCTGCAAGACCTTCATTAATTTCAGTTATAGAATTAAATCTTGCTTCTTCTTTTTTTTCTTCCACACCTGTTTTATTGATTTCTTCTATTTGGTCTTTAATTAATTTGTCAAGCGTTGTCTTTTGTTTTTTAGTAAGCTTGTAATTCTTCATTCTCTCTTTAACTACGTCAATTTTACCTTCACCAATTGCTACGATCATAGCTTGATATTTACTATCGTCTAGCTTTTCTTTAGTCTTGGGTGTTTCTTGTTGGTTCTTAGCGTTTAAGACTTCTTCAGCACTTGCTATCGATGTGTCAAGTCCGATACCTAAATTTGCTAAAGCCCTTCCCCACGCTGAAGTCTGACAGTTTTCGATAAAAGAAGTCTTGTTTATAAACGTGCTACCTTTAGTTTCTTCTGCAATTCCATCACCAATAACTCTGTTTTCTTCATTAAGAACCATCGCTTTAATTACACATCTATTTTCTGTTAATTCTATAAATTCAGATGTTAAACTCCAATTTTTATAATTTTCTCTAAAGTATTTAATTCTTTCGTTTACTTCTACATACTGTTTACCGTGAATATTTATTGTTTTCATAATGTTTTTTTTGTTAATAACTGCGTTAAAAATACAAAAATTTATTTTTCTTCAATGTATTTAACTAATTTTTCTTTTATTTCTTCTAGTCTTTTTTTGTCAACGTGTTCAAGAAACTTGAAGCTGTCGAACCAGATCGTGATGTACTCGTCATCTTCATTCATACCACCTAAACAAAATCTGTTTTTATAAACCATACTTGATTGTATGTCTAAGTGATCGTGCTTTTCTTGTATTTGAATTTCTTCTTCTTCTTTGTATTTTTCAAAAGGTATTGTCGTGTCTTCAAGATCTGGCATTTTCATAAATTCTTTTTCTAGTTCTTCTCTTGTTGGTTCTAAGTCAATTGGTATCATATCGTTGTTATTAATGCTAAGTTATTATTCATTTTATTATATTTTTCTTTGTACTCTTCAAGTTTCTTTTTTACAGTCTTATTGTACTGAATAGCTTCTTCTTCACCGAACCTTCGTGTTGTGCGTTCATACCATTCTGAACCCTTCGGTTCAACTTTAAAGTCGAAACATTCGTTCAAATTAAGTTCTGTCATTTCAATATAATTATCTAAAGCATGCTCTATTTGTTCTTGCGTTCCAAAGATTCTTATACTTGGTTCTACTTTCTCTAAGTCTGTAAACCACCCTTCTGGTGAAAACTTTGAAATTGTTTTGTATACTTCGTTATTATAGAAGTGAAAGTCAATTGCTAGTAATTTCATCTTGTAGGGTATTTGAATTTATCGTGTGCTGTTTTTACGTCAACAAATAATTCAATTACTTGTTCGTCAATTGATTTTTCTAATAAGAATTGTTGGTGTTCTTTTTCCATATTCTTAACTAATAAAAAAAGTGAATTACTGATTGTACTTGTCCACTCTGGGTTGTGATCTATCACATCAAGTATTGAGATTATTGCTTCGTCTTTGTTAAGGGCTTCCTTCATTTTAAAATTTGTTTTCATTTTCTTTGTTTTTAGTTAATAATGTTCTTGTATAATCACAATAGCTTTTGTTAGAATTACAATTCATACATATACTATCGTGCCTACCTTTTTTATATTCTTTACAAATTCTTATTTTCATTTTTATATATACCTATATTAGTCGCAAAGGAATTTTATGCTATAAAAAAAGGTAGATAACTTAATATCTACCTATTATTTTATTTCTTTAATTACTATTGCATTATACATTTGAGCAAATTCCTCTGCTTCATTTCTGTTTTTTGCTTTCATAATAAAAGTTTCAGCTCCCTCTTTACATAAATAAGTTTTCATTTTGTTTCTTTTAATTAATCATTTGTTTTAACACCACAAAGATACATAAAAAAACGATATAAACAGCTTTATAAACAAAAAAAGTGTGTCTATATCTAGTAAAGTTTTTTAAAAAAACTTAAAAAAAGTTATAAATTAAGTAAAAGAATGGTAAAAATGATTAAAAAATACAATATAAAAAGACGAATATTGATTTGTTTTTCAGTCATTATAGTGGCATTAAGAGGTTGATAGGAAGCGTACCATTGTTAAGAATTACAGAACAACCGATAGCTTGTTTCTTATAGTTTCTAGCGTATGCTGCGGCATATGTCGAACCATCCACACCGCAACCAACTTGCATACCGAAGATACGATATCTCTTCCCAACAAACCACTTGCAGTAAGCTTCTGTATGTGTATGACCGCAAACGCTTGACATCAGATTGTTCTTTGCTTTTGTTTGTGCTTGACCGCCTTCTCCGTGTTCGTAAAGAACGTCATCGTAAACTACTGATTCAACCCAGTTCCAATTTGGTGTGTTTAATACTTCGTTGTATGATCTTATCCAAGCTTTAGGAATACCACCCGTAAAGCTCTTTCTTGCAGCAAGTCTATCGTGATTGCCGATACAAACATCTGCGTCAGGGAAGGCACTGTACCAATGTGATACTTTTTCGATACTTTTTTCGAGTTCCAAACCAGCTGACATACCATCAGGATCGGCTTCGTGGTAGCTGAATGCGTGATTATCCAAAATATCTCCTATGAAGATAACGTGATCAATATTGTAGGTTTCGTATTGTTCTAAACAGAACTCCAAATAACCTTCTAAGTCAAAAGGACAATGCAAGTCCCCGATCACCAGAATGTTTCTAGTGTCGGTTTCTCGCATTTTTTTTAGTGCCACAATTTCGTGTGACTTTAGTCTAAATCTATTATTTTCTGCCATCCGCAATTCCCTGACCTAAGACAAGTGCAGCAATGCTAAAAAGTATGTTTTTAACTTCGTCAGCATTTAAACCCAAATGGTCACTAAGTAAAGTCGCAATACAACCAATTGCAGTATATAAAAATTTACGACTTGAAATTGCTTTTTTTAAAGTTTGTACTAAAATCCATTCTTTCATAATTATTTATTTTTGATTATTAAATTGATATTCTTTGTTGCGTGT